TTTGACAGCACAGGTGCTATACAGTTACCAACTGGTACCTCAGCACTGCGTCCAGGGTCTACAGGCAACGTTGATCTTGTTGGTATGTTAAGATTTAATACAACTACAACCAATTTGGAATTTTGTACAGAAGCAGGTAGTCCAGGTACCTACACTGCCGCTGGTAGTGTGTTCACTATCGTTACTACCAACTCATTCAGCGGTAATGGCGTACAAACAGCATTTACATTAAGTTCAAGCTCAACAACTGCCGCTACCATGGTAGCAATCAACGGTGTCATACAGATTCCAACTACTGCTTATTCGATATCAGGTACCACACTGACATTTACAGAAGCTCCAGCTACAGGTGACGTTGTTGATGCCCGTGTATTCATTACGACATCAACAGTTTCACAATTAGCCAGTGGCAATGGATTTAATGTGTTTGACGTAGCTACTGTTCCGTATGCTAACATCACAGCAGGTACGAGTAGTCCAACAGTACGTGTAAGTGTTGATGGTACCAATGGTAAGGTAACATTTACTAACGATGTTGTGATCAACGGTCAATTAACAGTATTGGGTGATTCATCAGGTAATATCAACATTGGTAATGAAACAGGCGACAGGTTACAACTACGTGGTAAAACGGTCTATGATCAGACAGCTATAAATGTACCCGATGCCAATCTAAAAGAACTAGACAGTTTTAGCGTAAATGCGTTTACCACTGCTAGATATACGGTACAGGTTGTGAATGGTGGTGGTGTGTCGGCGGCAGAACTTTTAGTATCTCATGATGATGCTACTTCAAACATAGCTACCTATGCTGTGCTCAGCACAATACCGGGTACGTTCCAATCAAATATCAGCAGTGGTACTGTAAAATTGTTCTACACACCTACAGGTGCACAAAATGCTAATATTAAAGTATTGACTACATACATTGTTTAATAGAGAAGACGAGATAAATGCTTAAATTAACTGGTAAGATGTATAGAACTAACTACACAGGTGAGGATATCATCCAGGAACGTGTACTGCAAGATGGCCAATGGATCGGCACTACAGAACACGTGCCCAATAACGTTATCAATAATCAAATCAGTAATCGTGCTGTGATATTTGGCAACGGTGAAAGCCGACTCGATTTTAATGTTAATCATCTTCTTAATAAGAAAAGCGGATTATTAGGGGCAGACACTCTACAGAGTTATGCTTGTAATGCTTTTTACAGAGAATATACTCCAGATTTCTTAGTAGTTACTAGTAGAATCATTGCTGATGAAATATCAAAAACTAGTTATCCTGCAAATAATATCGTTTATACTCGCGTTGATATCAGTTTAGAATTTCCTAGGAAATTTTACCTAATCCCGCGTGATCCATATGCTGATGCTGGGGCAACTGCTGCGTATATAGCCTGCTTTGATGGGCATAAAAAAATCTATCTAGTTGGATGTGAAGGACAACACGAAGCTAATTATAACAGCAATGTCTATGCAGGTACACATGGGTATGCAGGTAAAAATTCTGACATGCTAGGTAATAATTGGGAAGAAAGTTATAGACAATTATTCCAAGTCTATGATGATGTAGATTTTGTATTAGTTACCCCAAACGGTAGATATAAAACACACGATTCTTGGAAGGCCTGCACTAATTTCCGCCAGATCAGCCACAGAGACATGGTAGTAGAAGCAGACTTATAAAATACTTTCCAGCGTTTTAATCTTGCTAGCCACGGCTTCAAAATTAATCGTACGCCAAACTCCGGGATGTAATGGTTTAGGGTGATCTTCTAAACGCACCCAACAATAACCACGATGTTCTTCATTTAGTTTTGGGATAAATTCGCTGTCTACAGGTGCTATAAAAGTATGATAGACGAAATTACCATTATCACTGGTAAATTTTTCTATGGGGATGATCTTGGGATCATTGATAGTACCGCCAATTTCTTCTTGGATTTCTCGTAATAGACTTTCTAAGATATGCTCATTGACCTCGATCTTGCCACCAACTACACCCCAAGTTCCGCTGTATTTACTGCTGTTCCTTAGTAAAAACAAATAGCGTTTAGTTGAAGTACAATAGATGAATGTACCTACACCTTCTATAAGACCAGTGTCCATAGTCCGTTTTTGTATTCGCCTTGATAGCTTTTCACCCACTGATTGAGATTCCATTTATATTGAGTTCCGGTATTTAGATTACTTACATATTGTACACTAGTTGCACCAGAGCTGTCAAATACCACTGCCCAATACACCCCATTGAATTGTACGATATCATTGGCACCAGCCACTAGATCTTGACCATCTGTACCTCGCCAAGCACTAGGACCAGTACCGGGAGCATTGGTAAAACTGCCAACATCATTTAACAATAGATATCTAGTATTTGTGCTTGGACTGGTGATACTTGCATCTACGGTGACCTTACGTGGATCAATGATAGCATCAATTGGATCTAAGGTATTGGCTGGATACGTGTCAATGTCAGCATTGAATATCAATAGGCTATCATCAGTAGGGTGATAACTCACAGTACCAACCACTTCAGTGATACCATCTTCAGTAGATAATCTTACCTGGCTAGTACCATTTTCTAGCACTCCGTAGACATTGATAAGACTACGCCAAACATCTCTGGTTCCGACTTTGACTGGTGTCTCGGTAACTGGGTGTTTTGGTTCTAGTTCAGTTGGAGGGTCGCGTGGATCTTCAAATTCAGAATATTTTAATAATGTAAGAGTATTACCAATCAACAGCACACCATAATCTAATGGAGTGAAATATTGACGCATGCCCAGTAAATTAGTGTCATTGTACACAGCTTCGCTGAGATTGCCTTCACCATCATGTATGCTGGCGATGATCTTTTGTATGACACCAAGTTTTTTGACCTTGGCCGGAGGACTGATCCACACAGGCAGTTTGAACGTTAAGGTGGCTACATCGATTGGATTTTCAGTACCGATCGGCACACTACGACTTGACCAATTTGGCGTTTCCAGATACACCGCGGTCAAACTGGTCCAGTCAACGTAGTTGTCTGTTGATTGTATTTCTAATGCTGGATTGAATAACACGATCAACTGTTCTAATAATTGCAATTTCTGTTTGGTGTTGCTGGTCCAGATATCTAATTTAAGTTCCAATGTGTAAGGCACAGGCATCAGTCTTTCGATACTAAAAGCATTGCCTTGGCGTGCTTCGTATTCTTGTGTGTCCTCATTGTAGTAACGTTGACGGATATTCATCTTACCAACGAAGTCAGGTTGCTGTACACGGTCTCGATCATAGGTAACATTATTGATATACACAGTCATAGCAGGCACAGTAGGCATGGCATTTTCGCTCATGTTATTGATAATAGCAGCTACTTGTCGACTACCATCACCATAGTAAATAGGCACACGCTGTAGAGTGGTATTACCTACACGGTCCTGACCAAACTCAACTTGGAATCCAGAAAGCATGCGAATAAACTGTGCTAGGAATCTCTCGATCTGAGCATCATAAAAATACTGCTGAAGAGCCGCCATAATTAATTGTCCGCCGAAGGTCTTAATGCATCACTTAAACTTTGACGTTGATAAGTGACATTTGCATAAATTGTATATTCTAATACGTCATTGGTATTTAATGCTGTAGACACTGTAAATGATATATTTCCTGCTGTGTTAGCGATAGTATTAGTAATGATCTTGCTGTTTAGTTTTGTTTTTACACCATAGGTGCTCTTGTATGCGGTCTTGGTAACTACCTGTTTAGAAGCAAGCGTAAATGTTTTAGTTTGTGCGTTAGCTGCAGGAGTGTATGCTCCAGATGAAATACGTATCGCGTCCCAAACCAATGCGTTGGCATAGTTAGCATCTGTGTTATTAATAAATCCGCTACGTTGAGTAGTATTAGTAGCACCTGGTGTAAGGTTAGTACGTAGACCATCTTCAATTTTAACCCAGCGGCGACTATCATAACGGAATAATCTATTAGGCACATAATCTAAACGTAGGAAGTAATCTCCAGTCACTGGACTTGTTGGGAACGCTATACCAGCGGCCACCGTAGCACCGTTTGGAGGGAACGCATCACTGGTCAAGTAACCTTTGACTTTATCACTTGGGCTTACTGTGCTAGAACTTGAATAGGTATTGCTAGAAACATTGGCATTTGAGCTGGCCGTTACACCCAACGGATCCCCTGGCTGTCCTTCTTGGGTGACTGGAGCAGTGTATAAATTGGTAATATCGTATCCACTTTTAGGAACATCACTTTCAGCACGTGCAACGATAGCATCATTGATGTCGAGATATTTGTTATAGGTACTTAAGACATCACTTAATGTACTGGTAGTATTATCACTAGCTGTGATATTATTAATAATATCTTTGTATTCTTGACTGTCTACCAATGGTTGTAGTTTAACACGCCATAGGTGTGGATACCATGTTGGAGCAAATCCTTCTGCGGCACGGGTAGCATCATTAACCACATAATAACGTTTAAGTGCGGCCGGAACAGCGTCATCCAGCGGATAATAATCTTTTAAGTTTGGTAGTTCCATGACATCGCCTACCATCAACTTACGACCAATCGTATCAACCATGTCATTTAAATGGAACACAGCAAACATGGTATCACCAGTTAGGAACAAACCAAACTGTGTTAGATCAAAGTCGTTGTCATTCAAACGATAAACAGTTCGCATGGTATAGATGCTGGTATCATACTTGCGATCACGATTTTCTAAGAACAATAGATCTTGTATGCTGGTAATGCCTGTGGTACCAGGTTCGGTGTTGCTGGTAAATGGTTGATCTATTGGGCCGAGATACTTGTGGACGTTTACATCAACTCCGCCAACGGTGAACATCTCGCTCATGCGTTGGTCAAAGAACTTGTAGTCGTTGCCCTTATTTGGGCGCCATAAACTTAAACGTGGCATTATCTAATCCTAATTATCTAGTATTTATCGCCGTTGACAGCTAGCCCAAATGATGTTATACTGTATTATGACTGAAATTAATCACAGCTTAGAATGGGCACAAATACAAATTGACTTAGAACGCCC